CTATCTTCATCACTAATTATGATGAGTTCAGAACCTTCTTCGGTGGTACAAACCCTGCAAAATTTGTAAACACACAAATTCCAAAATATGAGGCCGCGTATATCGCCAAAGCATATTTGCAGCAATCGAATCAATTATTCGTAACAAGAGTTTTAGGATTATCAGGATATGATGCGGGACCATCTTGGTCTATCACAACGCAAGCAAACCTTGACCCTTCAACTCTACAAGCATCATCTACAGGTCAGTGGACTGTAAACTTTACAGGGTCAACTGGTAGTTCGGCAACTGTTGAATTTACAACTTCATTCCCGTCACCTGTATCTGATTACATAAATGACGACATTACATTATATAATGGAAGTGAGACTACAATGTCTGCTCAGTTACAATCATTCATTTACAATATCATTGGTAATAATGCATTGTCTGCAACTTCTGTTTCACAATGGGGTGTTTTAACAGACGCGTCTTACCAACAATTTATTTCTGCAGGTTATACTGCGGTAACTAACAACTTAGGTGTTGATGGTTTATACGATTCAGTTGCTGATTATGACGATTCCACTATGGACCCTTGGTATTACGGAGCGTTTGAACCAGGAAATGGTGATGACTACTCAGGTGTATCATTCAACGGTGTTGTTTCATCATTTACTGATTTAGGTGGTGGTGATTTCTCAGGAACGATTTCGGGTGATGTTGTTTCATACCTTGCAACTGCATTCACATCATACAACGATGTTGTTGTTGCTACATTACGTTCAAGAGGTTTCGATACTTTCTCAACTGATGACGGTCCTGTTTATACAGTTAATAGTGGTGGTACAATTGCTGGTTTATCTGCGGTAACTATGGATTGTTCTGGAACTTTCGCAGATGTTCAAAAAAATCCATTTGCACCATTTGCGATTTCAGGCATTACTGATGTGGGGGATAACTTCTACTTCAGAACGTCTATGAACTTAAGTGATACTAACTACTTAACTAAAGTATTTGGTATGTCGAACTTTTCTAAATCAAGAACTGAAGTTCCATTATTCATCGAAGAAACATTCCAAAATATGTTAAACTACGGTTACCGTACCGGTAAGATTCGTGGGTTGAATTGCGATTTGGTTAGTTTACCTTCAGCAAAAGCGGATAACGGAACTAACACATCAATTGGTTGGTATTTAGAACAATATCAAACTCCATCGACTCCATTTGTGGTTTCAGAATTGAGAGGTAATACAGTTGAAAAACTATTTAAGTTTATCTTAATCTCTGACGGTAACGCGGCAAACCAGTTGGTTAAGATTTCAATTGTTAACATTTCATTTAATAATAACACATTTGATATCATTGTAAGAGACTTCTTCGATACGGATGCGAATCCTGTAGTATTAGAGAAATTCTCAAATTGTACCATGGACCCAACTGAAAACGGATACGTTGCAAGAAAAGTGGGTACCTCTAATGGTGAATACGAATTGAAGTCTTCATTTATTATGATTGAAATGGAAGAGGATGCACCTGTAGATGCATTACCTTGTGGTTTTGAAGGTTACGTATTCAGAGAATACTCAGGAGCGAGAAGTCCTTTCCCTGTTTATAAAACAAAATACAACATTCCTGGTGAAATTATTTTTAATCCACCATTCGGAACATTATCAAATGGTGATAACTCAACAAGAAGTGGAGGAGATAAAGTAAGAAAAACTTATTTAGGTTTATCAAACACAGTAGGTATCGATAGTGATTTCTACAACTATGTAGGTAAACAAAACCCAACTAACTTGGCAACAGCAACTGAAGGAAATGATTGGTCTTACCTTACTAAAGGTTTCCACATGGACTCAGGAGCAACTGTAGTTACAATTCCTGCAGGTTACACAACTTCAGGTCAATCAGCGTTTGAGGTTGGTGATGCGACGTTCCAATCAGACCCTCAATCAGAGACTAACCCATACTTTAGGTTAAATGCACGTAAGTTTACTTTACTTGCAAAAGGTGGTTTTGACGGATGGGATATCTACAGAGAGTCAAGAACAAACACTGATAGATTCCGTTTAGGAGGTTCAGGATACTTGGCGGGAGCGGCAGCTTCAGCATCTTACCCATCCGCAACTGGATGGGGAGCATTCAAACAAATTACTGTTGGTGACAATAGTGTTGATTGGGCTAATACTGACTACTACGCATACTTGTTAGGTCAAAAGTCGTTTGAAAACCCTGAAGCGGTAAACATCAACATATTAACAACTCCTGGTATTGATTATCTAAATAACTCAAACCTTGTTGAGGAGGCAATTGATATGGTTGAAACTGATAGAGCGGATTCAATCTACATTTGTACCACACCTGACTATAACATGTTTGCACCGAATGCGGCATCATTTGATACAGACTTTATTTATCCTGAAACAGCAGTAGATAATTTGGATAATGTAGGTATCGATTCTAACTATACCGCAACTTATTACCCGTGGATTTTGGTTAGAGATGCATCAAATAACACTCAAATATACATTCCACCAACGGCGGAAGTTGTGAGAAACTTGGCGTTAACTGACAACATCGCATTCCCTTGGTTCGCAACTGCGGGTTACACGAGAGGTTTGGTAAACTCAGTTAAAGCACGTAAGAAGTTGACTCAAGACGATAGAGATACACTTTATCAAGGGAGATTAAACCCAATTGCAACATTCTCAGATGTGGGCACTGTAATTTGGGGTAATAAAACTTTACAGGTTAGAGAATCTGCACTTGACAGAATTAACGTAAGAAGATTATTATTACAAGCTCGTAAGTTAATTTCAGCGGTAGCGGTAAGATTGTTGTTCGAACAAAACGACGCACAAGTAAGACAAGACTTCTTAGATGCGGTGAACCCAATCTTGGATTCTATCAGAAGAGACAGAGGTTTAAATGACTTCCGTGTAACGGTTTCTGATTCACCTGAAGACTTAGATTCAAACCAATTGGTTGGTAAGATTTACTTGAAACCAACAAGAGCGTTAGAATTTATTGACATCGAATTCTTGATTACTCCGACAGGAGCGTCGTTCGAAGATGTATAATTAGTATATTTTTTATAGTTGGGGGTTTCCAATTGGGACCCCCACTAGCCTTTTTTAAACATTTAATAAAAGTAAAATCATGGAATTTAAAAAATCATATTTGTCAGAAGCCCTTAATTTAGAAAAGGGTAAAGAAACTTTTTCTGAGAAACCTCAGAATATTGTGATGAGTGAATCACAACTAGAAAGATTAATTGAAAAACTTAATTCGGATAAGAAATGATTCGTAAAATCTTAAAAGAGTTTATTAAGGAAAAAGAACTCAAGGAAGGTTTTGACGAAGTAGGTCAACCCGATTTAAAGTATTATGCTTTTGATTGGGATGACAATATCTTGGAAATGCCAACTAAAATCGTTGTTCAGACTGAGGACGGTAAAGAGGTTGGGATGTCTACTGAGGACTTTGCAAATTACCGTGGGATGATTGGTCAAGAACCTTTCGAATACAACGGTGAGATGATTGTCGGATATGCTGAGGACCCATACAGAAACTTTACCGTTAAAGGTGACTCACAATTTATTGTTGATGCTATGTTGGCTGAGACTGGTCCTTCGTGGGATGATTTTGTTGAGGCAATCAACGGAGGTTCTATTTTTTCAATTATCACGGCAAGAGGGCATACCCCTTCTGTTTTGAGGGACGCGGTTTACAACATGATTGTTACGAACCATAAAGGAATCAATAAGAACGAGTTGGTAGAAAACCTTAAAAAATACCGTCACTTCGCAAATGAGGAAGAGATGAGTGACGAGGAGATGATTGAAGCGTATTTGGATATGTTAAGGTTCCACCCAGTAACTTATGGTGAAGGAAGTGCTGCCAATCCTGAAGAAGGAAAAATCAAGGCACTACGTGAGTTCATTTCATATGTAAAAGAGTTGGCTGGTAGAATTGGAAAAAGAGCATTTTTCAAAAACGACGTAAAGAACAATTTCGTTCCTATGATTGGATTTTCTGATGATGACCCTAGAAATATTGATAAGATTAAAGATTTTTTAGATAAGGAATATGAAGATAAACCAGTTAAAACATATTTAACTAAAGGAGGAGAAAAAGTAGAAGTTTAAAAAACTGGACTGGTTATATGTAATATTCAGTTTTCCGGTGGAAAGTAAATAGAAAAAATTACTCCGACTTATATTTATAATAAAATAAAGACTATTAAAACCAAAATACAATGGCTGATTTATTAATGAAAATGCCGATACCTTACGAACCAAAAAGAAAGAATAGGTTTATTCTCTCTTTCGATTCTTCTTTGGGTATCAATTCGTGGTATGTTGAGTCCACATCAAGACCACAAGTTAGTATTAATCCTGTGGAAATTCCATTCTTGAACACTTCAACTTATGTTGCTGGTCGTTTTACTTGGAATACAATTAACGTAACGTTCCGTGACCCAATCGGTCCTTCAGCTTCACAAGCACTTATGGAGTGGGTTCGTTTACACGCTGAATCTGTAACTGGTCGTATGGGATACGCCGCAGGTTACAAAAAACAAATTACACTTGAAATGTTAGACCCAACAGGGGTGGCAATTGAAAAGTGGTTGTTACAAGGAACATTCTTAACTGATGTAAACTTTGACTCGTTAGGGTATAGTGACGATGGTATTGCTACAATTACAGCAACTCTTCGTCCTGATAGATGTATTTTGGTATACTAATATACTCTTTACGATAAAATCAGTTCATTTATATTTAACCATAGAGGGGAGACTCTCTATGGTTTTTTTATATAATATATTATGGACAACGCATCACAATACGGTCAAGAAGACTTTAACTTACCACACGACGTGGTAACACTACCTTCGCAAGGTAGATTTTATAGAAATAAAAAGGCATCCTTAAAAGTGGGATACTTAACAGCCGCAGACGAAAACATTTTGTTGGGACAAAAGAACCCTGACAATATTGTTCACACGTTGCTTAGAAACAAAATCTACGAACCCGATGTTGACCCTAATCAACTATTGGATTGTGATGTTGAAGCTATTCTAATCTTCTTAAGGAACTCTTCCTTTGGTCCCGAATACACTTTTACACTTAGGGACCCGAAGACTCTTAAAGACTTCCAACAAACCATTCTATTGGACGAACTCAATGTAAAACAGGGGTCGATGGAACCAGGTAATGATGGATTGTTTGAATTCCAACTTCCAGTTTCTAAGGCAAATGTGAAATGTAAGTTGTTGACAATGTCTGATATTAAAGAAATCCAAAAAATTCAAGATGCATACCCTGATGGTGTTGTTGCTCCTGTGGTGACAAAAAGATTGGAGATGCAAATTGTTTCATTAAATGGTGAGACCGATAAGGGTCGTATTGCTCAAGAGATTATGACAATGCCGATTGCGGATTCAAAATTCATAAGAAATTCAATGAGAGATGCGGAACCACGTTTAGATTTGGACCGCACATTTACGGCCCCGTCTGGAGAAAAGGTGACTTCTCGTATCACCTTTGGGGCTGAGTTTTTTCGTCCTTTCTTCTGATTATAGAAAATCTATGCTTGACGAAATCTATTATTGCGTCAAGGAACTTGGATTTAGTTACTCTGATTTAATGAAGATGCCGGTCTTTGAGAGAAGGTATTTCATTGATAAGTTTGTTTCTGATATGGAAAAAGTTAAAGAACAACAAAGGAAATCCAAGTAAAGATATTTATTAGAAAAGATTAGTCCATGTTTTTACAAGATACAGGAGGTACAGACCCAAAGTCGCTAAAGGAGATATTAAATAGTTTTTTATCTGAGTTTGGTCAGATGTCTAGTGCTATCTTAAACTTTGAGACACAGGCTAAGAAAATTACTGCAGACGTTTTTGGTCAGGGTACCGCATTTGCCGATTCGGTAAGAGTTAGTATGGCAAATGCTGCCTCGTCAACCGCAGCAATGGGTATGAGGGTTGATGAGTTGGCAACAACTTATGGTGCGATTGCGCAACAATTAAGGACTAATGTTATGTTAACCGATGAACAGATTGTTAAGTTTGCTGATTTTCAAAAAGCGACAAATGTAACTGCAGAACAGGTTGGTATTTTAGTTGAAGGTTTTGCAACCTTAGGTATTGGTCCTACAAAGGCTGCGGAACAGATGTCTGAAATGGCTAAGACTTCTCGTCAATATGGTCTTAATACTGCTCAATTTATGGAGAAGGTTGGTGAAAACCTTAAACTTATGAACTCTTATAACTTCAGAGATGGGGTTGAAGGATTTACGAGAATGGTTGCAAGGTCACAAGCCCTTCGTATTAATATGGCGGACGTTACAGGGTTGGCAGCAAAACTCTTAGACCCATCTGAAGCGATTAATTTAGCAGCACAATTCCAAGTGTTGGGTGGGGCTGTAGGTGCGTTAGCCGACCCATTCCAATTGATGAATATGGCTCAGAACGATATTGAAGGTTTACAAAACACAATATTAGAAGCCGCATCTGCTGCAGTCACATTCAATGAGACCACTGGTGATTTTCAAATAGGTGCGACTGAAATGAGAAGGTTAAGAGCTCAAGCGGAAGCATTAGGTATGGATTACGAGGAACTAGCTAACACCGCGATTAAAACAGCCGAAAGAAATCAAAAACTAGATTATCTACAATTTTTAGACGCAACACCTGAAGAAAAGGAGATGTTGGCGAGTATTGGTCAACTTGAAGGTGGTGAAGTTAAAGTAAAAGTACAAAATGAAGAGGGTAAGGATGTTTTGGTTAGTGCGTCTGAAGCACTTAACAAATATTCAGACCAACTTGATAAAATGACCGAAGAGGCTAACATGGATGACAGAGCCATTGCAATAGCACAAATGAATGCTTTGGAATCCATACAAAAATCTTTAGAAGAGCCTTTGATACAGATTCAAGCACAAGTTGCGGGTTCTGAAGCATTTACTGATTTAAGGGAAGCGATAAAAGATACTGCAGATGCGGTTGGTAATTACTCTAGAGAAATGATTGGTGAAAATGGTGAAGTATTTTCTGAATTGATAACAAATTCTTATAATAATTTTTCTGAAAAGATTACAGAATTAACTAAGGATTTAGGTGAAACAGACACTTATGAAGGAATTTATAAAAATGTTGTAAGAGGAGGGAAGGTACTTGGAAAATATATGGTTGATGGTGTAATGGATATGTGGTCGATGATGAAGACACAAATGACTACCGAACAACTTGAGAATTTAGATTCACTTAACTTACCATCTCTTGGAAGTGTTATTAGAGGTGTTGGAGGTGACAATGATAGTTCAGGTGATTATACTGTAACCAATCCGTTACCTGTTAATTTAGCTAAAGTTGAGAATGATGTAACCGTAAAAATTGACCCTCTAACCATGAATTTTGAAGACTTAAATGTCAATCACGGAGGAACAATTCAGCTACAAGGTGTTGGAGGTGTAGACCTTAATAATTTAACTGCAACACAACTACAAGAATTAAGCACTAAACTAAAAACATACATGGACCCAAGTAATATCTTGGGAACATAAAAATAGTGGTTAGGCTATTTATATAAAAAAAGAAAATAGATGCCAAGTCCATTATCATTTGCTTCTACAGAAACTTTCAGAACACAACTATTAGTTAGAAACT